CATGTATTACAAACACATCCATTTCGACTGGCATCATAAACTGAGCCGGGACTTGACCCTAACCCTCAGCGAGCGAGAATCATACATAAGGAAGGCCACATGGGAAATCGAGCATAAGCCTATGGTCAACCTGACATATAAAAACGGAATCTTCAAGAATAGGGGCCGGGTAACCCTGCGGATAAAGGAAGGCCGGGACGTATGGCGATTCAGGAATAAGTCAACTGTGGCGCAATCGTTCTGGTTCATGGCCTTTGAGGCATTCTATGAGAAGGGACGATGGTTCAGAAATCGGTATTATGCCGGAGTGAAAATCGGGGAAAACCTTAGTGCTTTCCTGCTACAGCAGCTAACCGATGGCCACGGGGTTTGGGTGATCGGGACTATCCTGGCAGCGAGGCTATGAAATGATTATTGTCTATACATACGTAGTGGGCGACATCCTCCACAAGGGGCATATCGAATACCTGAAGAACGCGAAGGCCCTGGGGGACAAGCTGATCGTTGGCGTGCTGACTGAGGATGCAGTAATGGAGAAAAAAGCACGGCCGACAATGAGCTTCGACGAGAGGTTTGACCTGGTACGTGGTCTGAAATGGGTCGACCTGGTCGTCGCACAGCGTGAGTATTCCCCACTAGAGAACGTGAAGTCCATACAGCCGGATATCCTGGTCGAGGTCACAGACCATAAGCGACAACCAGCGAATGAATATATGAAGAGCAACGGCGGGAGAGTAGTTTCTCTGCCATACTTTCCGAATCATAGTTCCTCCAAGCTGAAGGAAATTATACGAGGGGACGGAAACTGATGTCGAAAATTAACCTGAAAGATAACCGACCAAGGGATTATTCCTATATCGATATGGTGAAAGATCACCTTGGCGGAGACTTGGGACAAATCTTTAATGGCAAAGTAATTTATCCCCGCCAGATGGAATTGCATTTACCTGGGGACGGTATCAATCCCTGCAATTTTAATTGTTTTTATTGCCAGGCCCAGAAGCTCAAGAAGAACCTGTCCCGCTGGGAGAAGGATGCTCTACGCCTTATCGAAAGATTAGGGGGTAAAATTCCCTGGATTATTTTGAGCGGACAATATACCGAACCCCTTTTGAATCCATACTTCCTGGATTTTGTTGAGGGAATAAAAAGGTCAGGTTCAATTTATGGAATACATACTAACGGGTCACTGCTTGAAACCGTGGCAGAGGAACTCTGTTTTCATTCCACATCGCCCCAGGATTTTGTCTCATGCAGTCTGGACGCAGGCTCTGCCGATAGCCACATGCTGACGAAGAACTTGAGAATCAACATGTTTGAACGAATAATTGATGGCCTAGAATCTTTGGCTAGGCTCAGGGGGAAAAATACATTTCCTTCCATACGGGTGACGTATCTTATGAACAAGGAGAACGCAACTCCCGAAGAGATAAAGAATGTCGTAGCCATAATGAAAAAAATAAAACCCGATACTTTAAGATTTTCAATCCCGTATGCTCATTATGGTAACTCCTTTGCGAAGGTTGACCATTATAGGAAGTCTGTTGAACTAAGGTATGTTTTTGGAGCAGACGGCAGAGTCTATAAATGCTCAAGTGCAACCGCTCCAGATTTCAAGGCTTGTCGCCTGGGAAAGGTAACGGATGATGTGGAGAAATTCAGGAAGATGATTGCAAAAAACCAAAACCCCGCATGGCTGCCCGGCGCTTGTTACGCTCAGGGAGCGAGGTGCAATAGAATTATGATTGAAATAAATGACGCGTGGAGAGATCATGCGTAAGATCGCATTGATCGGATATGGACGTTGGGGTCAAATCCTACTTCCTCATCTAAAGAAATATTTTGATGTCGTTAGCATCTTTGGGCGCTCTGTTAAAAGGGGCGGACTTTTCACTAATCGCCTGGACGAGGCCTTGGAAAGTGATGTTGAGGCCGCTGTAATAGCAACGCCCATTACTACGCATTATAAAATTACTAGAGCCGCCCTTTTGAATGACAGACATGTATTTTGTGAGAAGCCGCCGGCCATGACTTTACAAGAAGCGAAAAATTTAGTTGACCTAGCCACCTTTCTGCATCTCCATCTGGTGACGGATTATACTTACACCTTTTCAAAACGGTTGCGGGAGACTCGAGACCATCTGGTTGATGGAAAACTCCGTTCTATAATAGCATTGTTAGAGAGGAACCTCAGGGAAAAAGAGAGTGTCTATTGGGTGCTGGCCTCTCATCTAATTGCTATCCTGGGGATGTTCGTTGACCTAGATCAGCTAGAGTTTAGCACCATATCTGGCAGCACAAAAAGTCACGGCGTCATTTACTTTAAGGGTGCGATTGATGGGACATTCCTTGTAAACATGAAGGCTGAAAAAAGAAAAACCGAACTCTATCTCTATACGGAGGATAAAGCCCTTATATTCAATGACTTGGTGGATGACGATAACTTAGGTTATGCAGTTGAGTATTTTCGGGACGTTCTGGATGGAAACGAGGACGAGAGCGATAATCTGGAATTAGCTCTTTCTGTTACGTCCGTACTATCCCGATTGCAGCTCAACTAAAAATACAGGAGGACAAATGAAAGATAATGAAAAGATCGACGAGAAGCCGGAAGAGTTGAAAAAGACTGAGCCGGAAGGCAAGGTTTTCTTCATCGTCGGGATCAGGCGGAGCGGGACTTCGATTATACGGAAGCTCGTCTCCATGTCTGATGAGATTGAGGGTGTACTCTTTGAGCCGCATGACCTGTGGCATGCAACCATGATGCTGCATTTCAAGCGGCTGCGGAAACCCGAGCACAAACAAAAGATCAGGGATTTCCAGATGAAAGGAAATGGCAAATGGATCGGTGCGAAGTTTGCGCTCAATCCCGGTATCGATGCGCTCGACTGGGTTTGGCTGTCACGGGTTTATCCGGATGCTAAATTTATCTTTGTCATACGCAATGAGGACGACTGTTTCCATTCGTATCTCGACAAGGACAAGAATTCCGTACGTGGCGCAGTACCACAGCACATCTACGCGCCAGTATATCATTGGCTGATCGGGTCTCTTGCTGATTTTGCCCGGCACAAGAGTGATCGGGCTTGCATCGTGCATTATGACCGCATGCTTGATGACGCGGACAAGGAGTTTGCGAAAGTGTGGAAGCTTCTGGACGTGAAGCCAGTTACGGGGATGCAGCTAAAAATCCAAACACCGGTACACACGGAGGGAAATAAATGAGCAGATTCGCCCCTCACGTTGACATAATAATCCCGACGCGGAACCGCGGAGCGAAACTCATTCGGTGTCTAAAAAGCATCGACCGTGAACCAGTGGGCTTCTCGCAGGAAATCACCGTCGTCTGCGACGGAGATGCTCATACCGCAACATTTCTTATCCGCGACAAGATGGTCGATCAAGTAATTCATGTCCGGAAACACAGCGGCTCTGTCTACTGCCGGAACCTTGCGACCCAGATGGCCGATGATATGGTACTCTGCGTTGTAGACGATATGGAGTTCCGATCGGGTATGGTTGAGAATGCGGTCAAGGCTATGAAAGAGCATTTCCCCGACGGCGATGGGATTATAGGACTGACAATGGAAAACAAGGTCAGGAACAAAAAGAAGGAGACATCCGGATTCTATGCTGGCGTCTCGCTTGTGGGACAGAAGTTCTTACAACGCTATCCTAACCGCAAGCTTTTCTTTCCCGGCTATTTTCTCTTCGCTGCTCAGGAGGTTACGAACTTGGCTGTGAAGCTTGGAAAAATTCGTATGTGTGAAGAGGCTAGATTCATCCATTATTCGCCCAAGAAATCAGGTGAGGGTCCAGACCAGACTCATCTTGACGGTCGCAAGTGGAAAGGTGTCGATCGCCAGTTGCGCAAGGAGCGTTCAGCAGAAGGTCTGTTGTGGGGAGAGAACTAATGAGCTTATCTAAAAGCGTGACCTTTGTCGTGCAACTTTATCTTGACATAGACTGGGATCAGCTTCCTGAGACTGAAGACTGGGTAAAGGAACGGCTTGACTTCTTCCAGAAATATGCACTCCGCAGCCTTCAGGTGCAGACGTTCCAGGACTTCCGGATTCTATTGCTCTGCGGTAAACGGTTCAAGCACATTACCTCAAAATGGGCATTGCCAACCCGCGTCGAACGAGCCTATGACATGGGGCGAGAGTTCTTGAAGAGCATAGACACGGACTTCCTTTCCGTAACACGCCTGGATACCGATGACATATACCATAAGAATGCAATGGAGAATGTACGCGATAAGCTTATTATGAGTGAAAGGCGAGAGTGCCTTATCTTCCGCGAGGGCTATTCATGGAACATGATGAACCGATATCTGCATACGCACAGACGGAGACCTTCGCCGCCGTTCTATACGCATATCTTCCCCAAGTCAATTTACAGAAACTGGCAGCAGTATTCGGATGAGCATTTTATGGGACACGGACGGGCCGGAGGCCGCTTGAGTACGACAATAGAACTGCCGAAATATCGGTTCTGTGTTATAAGCCATGACCATAATGTAGGGCTATATCGGCGGGAGATAAAGAATGAAAGATACGGACCCGACGATATGGTGCGGATAAAAAAGAAGTTCGGAGACAAGCTCATAACAGCCCCGAGCACAATCAAGGGAATCCTTGAGAACTTCGGGGTTTCAGAAAAGGACATGTGGCCATAATGATTGATGTTGTGATGCCGACCTGGAATCAAGCGGATTGCACGATTGAATGCGTGGAGTCTCTCAAGAAGCATACCCTGATGCCATTCAGACTGATTTGGGTTGACGATGGATCGAAGAGTGCCGAGAGGGATGCTATCCTGAAACACATTGAGAAATCCGGTATCACATATAAGACGATCTTTCATGATAAGAACCTGGGGTTTACGAAATCCATAAACGACGGGATAAGGGAATGCGAGTCTAATTACCTGGCACTCATAAATAACGACATTGTTGTTACTAGGGGCTGGCTTGGAAAACTAGCTTTCCTTCTCGATGATAACCCCAACATAGGAATGGTAGGAAGTCTGGCCAGTGCGACGCGTCGTGTGAGCTGGCTCGGCTTGAGTGGCGAATTCGGGACACGGACCTATAAGAGCGGGACTAAAGATCCGAGCAAGAAAAACCTTGTCAGGATACCGTATGACGAAAAGACGAGAAAGATGTTCAAGGCCAAGGACTCCGTTGCCGCTGAAAAGTTCTTCAATAGCCTGGAGCCGATGTTTTTTAGGCAGGTGAAGAATCTGCCGCCTGTCTGTTGCCTCTTGAGACGCAAGATGCTGGATGACGTGGGGTTGTATAACGAAGATATGATAATGTTCGGCAGCGATAATGAGTTCTCATTGCGGGTACGCTTGCACCCAAAATGGTTCAAGGCGATCGCAGTCAACTGTTTCATCTATCACAAGGGCCATGTCTCAGTGAGCAAGTTACCAGGCCATGCCGCGTCGATAAGGAGGAACGACAGGCAGAAGGCCAGAGAAAGTTTCGCACAGCTCAGGAAAGAGAAGAAGGAAGAATCAGAGGAGAAAAAGGGATATGCCATCGTACAATAATCTTCTGATAAATACGTGTTCGCTCGTGAACGATACGCTGGACAAGTGGGGTGACGTGAGCGCAACCGTTGTTACGGCTGGCGTTAAGTGCAGAATAATGTATACGAATCAGATCGTAAAGGACTTCAAGGGACAGGAGGTAGTGGCGTATGCGAAGATTTTCTTCAAGAAAGATCAGGCAATAGCGTACTCGACCATTGTCCGAATCGGAACAGATGACCGGCCAATAGTAAAGATATCGAAGCCGCAGGACTCAGTTGAGATACATCACAAGGAGGTCTGGATAACATGAGTCCGAAAGGCAAGAGCGGAATGGAATTCGATTCTTCGGAATTCGACAAGCGGTTCTTTAAGCTCGCAATGAAGAAAGTACCTGACGCTTATATTGAAGCGATGATTGCAGTGTTGCCTAAAATCCTGAAGGATGCGATTATGGAAGAGCCGCGAGCTCCGCACAAGACAGGCCACTTGTGGCGAAGTCAGAAGATTGAGCTTCCGAAGAAGATTGCCAAGAGGATTGAGGCTACATTTGGATTCAATGTACCCTATGCGGCGGCTACACACGAAGCCCCGGATAACTGGAACTGGACGCTTACAGGTTCTGGACCGAAATACCTGGAGGCCAAGCTCATAAGAAACAAGGAGAAATATTACCTTGAGATAGTGAGTCGTGCACGTATGAGGACGGGAATGTGAAATGAGTATGCTTAAATCGATAGGTGAATGGATTGAGGACAGGGGGATAGGATTCACGATTGGCACGAATCTCTATGTCGGCCATCTCCCATTAAAGCGAGTCGATGGCACAGAGCCTCCGGATCGGTGTACGACACTATTGGAGAATGCGGGCGGAAGTGTGTATTTCGATCTTACCGACCGCGTAGATAAAATGTTACAGGTTTTGTCTCGTGCAATAGATTATACCGACGCAGAGACAGATGCCTTGACAATATATGATGAGCTTCACGGAAACGCGGGGCTCAGACTTCCGACGCCGGACGTGTCCAGCGGTACGCTGTACGTCGCCATGACCATTCAAGCAGTCTCGGCTCCGGCGCCGATAGGACAAGACGACAAAGACCGCTGGAGATTCTCGACGAATTATATCGTCAGGATCAGAGATTTCAAAACTTAACAGGAGGTATAAAATGCCTAGCAGAGCAACAGGCCCTCCGCGAGATCTCGGACCATGTTGTGTGGTTTGGGACCCGGACACGGCCAACATCGAAATGACGCCGGTTTTCGGCAGCGTGGTTTTCCGCAGCGAGGATCAGGTAGAGGACATCTTTTGGGAGGAACACGGAAGAGCTCCGGTTGATGCTGTATTCGCAGGCCGCGTGGCAACGCTTGAAGTGCCAATGACAAGCCCAAGCCTTACCCGCCTAGAGGTTGCGATTCACGATTCAGTAAAGCAATCAGTCAGTGGGAAGTGGACAATCTTGAAAGTTCCGAACCCCGTAGGCGACAATATGCTACCAGTCGCAAAAGAGATCATCATCAAGCCTGAGATCGACCAAGGTTGCAGCGCGACGACTTCCGAATGGCTACACATCTTCCGCTGCTATCCGGTTGATGCAATCGAGATCGCTTACGACAACGCCACCCAGCGCATCTACAACGTGACCTTCAAGTGTTTCCCTGATGATGCAAGTGGCACGGCCGGACTCATTTGGCGCTTCGGACCTTACAAGGCCGCTGCGTAAGATTAGACGAACTTCGGAGTTCGTAAAGTAAGGAGGACACATGGACAGGTTTAAAGTATCGACAAAGAAGTCGCTTTTCAAGCCAATCGAGATTGAGGTTGATGGCACAGTTTATGAAGTAAAGATGGTAACAGCCGAGCTTCTTGAGAAGATTGAGAAGTTCGACAAGAAAGCCGGAGAGGCCGACATGGGAGCGGTGATGACACTCCTGGAGCTGGTACTAGGGATACCGAAAAAGGTTTCCCGCAAGATCGATGTACGCGATTTGAACAAGATGCTCACTTATGTTTCTGGTAGAATCTATAACCCGATGAAGTATGAACGGGAGGAGGAAAAAAAAGAATCGGGAGCCGAGGAAACGCCATTGAAGCAATAATGACAGCCTTCCCTGGCTCCTTTGGCTACTTCCAGCTTCTCAATCTCGATCAGCGTGACATCCTCTTTTGGGTGAAGCGGGCTGTGCGCAAGATACTGAATCGTCAGCTTAACGATCTTGTGACTGCGCGTGTAGGCTCAGACCTAGAAGGCAAGCTCTGGTCGGATGAGGTCAATCGGTTGCTGGCGATAAAGAAACAGCTTGAGGTAGAGGATAGCGACAAGAAAAAAGAACCGGGTAAGTTGGCCCCAGGATGGGGATTTTTTAAGGTGAAAAAAACAGGATAAGAAAATGGCATTCGATGCAGGGGCGATAATTGGTCGTCTGAAGCTGGACAAGTCTGGCTGGGACGCGGCCATAAAAACAGTTAAGGGTGATGAACGATCACTCGGAAAGAGCTTCAAGGCTATTGGAGGAGCACTAACAAAAACCGTTACTGTACCATTATTATTAATGGCCGCAGGCGCGGTCAAGGCTTTCGCTGATTTCGACAAGGCGATGGTTGAGTCGCTGGCTATCATGGGGGACGTGAGTGCCGATCTGCGCAAGGAAATGGCAGACACCGCAAAACAACTGTCAGGAGAAAGCGTCTATGCGGCACGCGAGCTTGGACAGGCTTATTTCTACCTGGCATCTGCCGGACTTGATGCAGAGCAGTCTATCGGAGCTCTTCCGGTAGTGACTAGGTTTGCGCAGGCTGGTACGTTCGACCTGTCTCTCGCGACTGATCTTCTGACTGATGCTCAAAGCGCGCTAGGACTGACCGTTAAGGATACGACGGACAACATGGAGAACATGACTCGCGTATCTGATGTTCTAGTCGGGGCGAATACCCTTGCGAACGCCTCAGTCCAACAGTTCGCTGAAGCCCTGACGAACCGAGCCGCCGCTGCACTGAGAACATTGAATAAAGATATGGAGGAGGGAGTAGCGGTTCTGGCCGCATTCGCAGACCAGGGAGTCAAAGGACGGGACGCTGGTATGCAGTTGTCAATCGTCCTGACCAATATGGAAACGGCGGCTCGCATGAATGAGGCTGAATGGAAAAAGCTCGGGGTTTCCCTCTATGATGCGGAAGGCAACATGGTGAACATAGCTGACGTGATAGGTGATCTCGAAGGCTTGTTGGGGGATATGTCAGACAAGCAGAAATCGGCCACTCTTGCTCAACTCGGTTTCAATGAACGTGCCATAAAAACAATCAAGGTATTGTTAGGGACATCGGAGAAAGTCCGGCAGTATGAGAAGGATATCAGAAGTCTCGGCGGGATTACGAAAGAGGTATCCGAAAAGCAGATGCTGTCTTTCACTAACCAGATGACAGCCCTCAAGAATGAGATAGTGGTTGTCGGCATCGAGTTCGGCGAACACCTGATCCCGATAATAAAAAAACTCGTACAGGATTATGTGAAGCCTGCGGTCGAATGGTTCAAGAACCTGACCGACGAGCAGAAGGAACTAGCCGTGAAGGTCGGCCTCTTCGCAGCGGCAGCCGGACCGCTTCTGATAATCTTCGGTAAACTCATGACGATTATTCCTGGCCTGATTGGCATATTCGGGAAACTGAAGATTGCGATAGTAACCTTGGGTGTATTAACTGGGCCCGTTGGAATTGTTGCTGCGGCTATTGCTGGGTTAGTTGCCGTAGGATATTTAGTTTATAAACATTGGGATAAGATAAAAACGCTCCTTATTAAGATTTGGTTTGCGATAAAGGGGGCGATAGTTGGCGTTATTCGAGGGATAGAAAATGTTCTTCCTGATTGGGCTAAAAAAGTCCTCAAGATTATGGTTTGGCCGTGGAAGCAAAGTCTCAATTTAATTGTGAAGGTAACAAAATTTATCATAGAAAAGGTTGTAGGATTTGGGAAAGCTCTGGTTGGTTCGTTTAAATGGATAGGAGAAAAAATCTGGGGTTATTGGAAGACGGCATTTAATTGGATCGTGGAAAAGCTGAAATGGGCAGTAGATAAGATTTCTAAAATTCCTCTCATCAAGAAGTTTGTTAAGGGATTTAAAGAAGGAATGGAAGAGGTAAAGATAGAAGCAAGAATAGCGGCAGGCGTGGTAACTGAGGAAGGGTTGAAGATGGGGCAAGCCTATATCGATGCGATTTCCGGTACTAAGCTTTATCGGGATGCGCTCGGCTTGTTTAATAAGGTTCTTGGCAAAACGAAGGAGACAATAGAGGACGTTGCGGGAACTACCGAGGAAGCTGGGGGGTCTATCGTAAAGACATTCACCGAAGTCAATGAAGAGATAGCCAGTCTAATGAAGACCTTGACCGACGAGATAAAAAAAGCCGCACTCGGCGAATATAAGTATCGAGTATGGGCGGCTGAACAGACATACATCGAACGGAAGGCTCTACTTGATGATGAGGAAGCAGACCGCAGTGCTTATGTATTGCTTGAAAAGGCGCATGCGGCAACGTTAGGGGAGATCGAGAAGGAGAGGCTTGAGGCACAACGTGCGCGAGTCAGGGAACAGAAGGAATCACAACGAGAGTACGCCAAGATCATGACTGATTTCTATAAGAAAGCCAAGGAGAAGCTAAAGGATTTCCAAGGCTTCCAGCGCAAATATAAGGACATCGTCGACCAACTCACTATGAGCGAGTTCGATTACAAGGAAGAGAAGCTCCGGGAGTGGTATCTTGATGAATTGGAAACCCTGAAGGATAGTCTCAAAAACAATGAGTTTTATAACAAGAACAAAGCCAAATTCGACGAGCTTTATTATAAAGCTAAAATGGGACTCGACGAGGCATATGCCGCAAAGAAGATGGAAATTGAAGGCGAGATGGCCATCGAGGCACAGCGACTATGGGAAGAGCAACATCGTCACGTCATCCGCCTCATTGACAATCTCGGTTCTGTAGCTGGTTCATTCTTCATGGATCTGACCGACAAGGGTTCGACCTTCGGCGAGGTAATGAAGAACACGTTTAGTGGAGTCGTTGATTCATTCCGGGGTATGATCGCTGACATGATCGCCGAATGGGCCAAAGAGCAGTTACTCAACCTTGTGAAAAAATCAACAGCCAAAATGACGGAAGCAGTAACGTCTGCCGCAACGAGTGCTAGCATTGCTGTAACAGGAGTAGTGACAGGATTGGCTTCCCTAATAACCACCTTGG